CTACGGCCCCCTACGGGCCACCTTGCGAACCGTTTTCAACGACTTAGCGGGATTTCGGCGGCCCGCTCCCGGACCCTCCAAGACCCGTCCGGCCGAGAGATCTTTCACAGATCTTTCACAATCGACCTCGAGCCGGCCGAGGGCGGCCTCGAGGTCGGCCGTCGCCACGATGTGGTACCGGTCCAGCATCGAACGCGTCTTGTGGCCGACCAGCGACATGACCGTCTTCTCGGGAGCTCCTGCCCGGATCAGCCGGCGAACGGCCGTTCGCCGCAGGTCGTGGATCAGGCGGCCAGGCACCCCAGCTTCCTTGCAGGCCTTGACCCACTGCCGGCGGAAGGTCCGGATCGGCTCACCGTCACGATGAAAGACCCAGGGGCAGATCCGGCCCTCGAGCGCGGCCGTCGCCTTCCGGCGGGCCTCCACGAGCTCGGCAAGGTCCTTCAGCGCGCCGTAGGGGAGCACCCGGGCCGCTCGGGTCTTGCTCTTCTCCGGGGGCAGCGTGATCGTCCGGGCTGCCGGGTCGACCTGCCGCCACTCGAGCGACAGCGCTTCCTGCAGCCGCCAGCCCGTCAACGCCAGGAAGCGCACCACGGGCTGGACGTCGGGCTGCAGCTTCGCGATCACCCGCTCGAGGTCCGCCGCCTCGAAGAACCCCGCGCGAGCGTTGTCGACCTGGAGCGTGGGGAAGGCCGGCATGAAGCGCAGCCGGCCCTTCTGCTGCGCCAGGCGCATGGCCCGGCGGAGAACGGCCAGCTCGTACCGGATCGTCGCCGGCGCCGCCTTCGGCTCCTCGTCCTCGCCCTCGGCCTTGCCCTTGCGGCGTCGCATAGCGTAGTCGTCGAGCCGCTCTGACGTGATTTCGTCGAGCCGCTCGCCGGCGAAGCACTTCCCGAGGCGCGTGCGGGCCTGCGTAACCCGCTTGCCGCTCCGGCGGCCGCGCAGCTCGTAGTCGGCCTCGAGCATCGCAAAGGCGCCCTCGAACGTGATCGTCCCCGCGGGTGCGGAGTGGAGCGGGGCTTCGGCCTGACGCTCGGTCAGCAGCCGGACGGCGTCCTCCCGCTTCGTCGACTTCGAGGACTCCCGCACCAGCTCGCCGGCGCGGGAGTAGTGGACCCACCAGGTCTTGCCCCGTCTGTACACCCCGCCGGCGCCGCGCATCAGCCCTGGCCTTAGAGGCGCGCCTCGGCGCGGATCGTCTCGGCTCTCTCCGCTGCAACCAGCGCACTGATCGCCGCGGGGATCGGTGCCGAATCGCGCGCAAGGGCAGCGACGCGTTCTCGGGCGCTGCCCTCTCCGCCCGGTCCCCCACGCTTCACGAGCGCCAGCGCCTGCCTCATGACACTCGCCAGCCGCTGAAGCTCCGTGTAGGCCTGGGAGAACCGCACGAGATGCGAGCCGCCGAGCAGAGCTACCCGGCCGCCAAAGCGCCACGAAGCGCTGCCGCCGAGGTGTTCCATGAGTTCCATCAGGATGTCGCGCCCGCGCTCCATGCGCGCGAACTCCCGCGCCCCTTCGGCGCCTTCAGGCTCGCGTCCGGTGCTCTTCAGGGCCAAGACGTAGGTCTGGAGGGCGCCATCGAACAGGATCGCAGCCTCCTCCATCCGGAGGAGCACCCTCAGCAGTTCCTCTCGATCGACCCAGTCCAGGTCACGAGCGAGCCGGTGCGCCGTCCACGCCACTAGGACGACTGTGAACGGCACCAGGGCCAGCAGGAGAACCCGATCCGGCGGCGTGCCCAGTAGCACGAGGGGACCCCCAAGAGCCCCCAGCACGACGACACCCCGAAGCCAGAACCGAAGCTTCTCGCGAGAGTCGGCGATCTCGGCCTGCAAGAAAGCCCTCATCCTCGCCTCCGCTTCCGCGCCCTTAGCACGTTCTCCAGCGCCCCAACCGCCAGCATCAAGTATAGGAGCACCGCAGACAACTGGTGCAGCCAATCGAGGAGGCGAGCAGCAAACCCGGGCAGCGGCAGAAGCTCCTGCAGCCCGTGTACGAGAGCCAGCAGGACCCACAGCAGCGCGAAGGAAAGCCCGTCCTTGAGCAGGCGCAGCGCCAGAATCACGAGTTCCCGCGCCTCGTGGCGGGCGACCTCGCCAACCCTCTCCTTCACACCACCGCCACGCCGATCGCCTTCCAGAACGCCGCCTGGGCCATGATCCGGGTTCCGTTCCGGTGGGCCGCCTGGGCCTTGAGCGACATCGTGTCGGGGTCCGCGACGACGAGGATGTCCAGCTTCTTCGTGACCCTCGGAAGGACAACGAGTCCAGCCTGCGCAGCGAGGCCCTCAGCCATCGCTCGGGTGATCCGCTCGCCTTGATGCAGAGCCGTGATCTCGCCTGTGAAGCACACCGTCTTCCCGGCCAGTTCCGACGCGGCGGCGCTGGCGACTCGCGGCGCCACGGTCGGCGGCGGACCGGCCAGGAGCGCCTCGAGCGCCGCAGTGTTGAGCCCCAGCAACTCGGTCACCAGCTCGAGGTCGCCTCGCTCGGTCGGGGTGATCACGGAGTCCGACATCGCCTCGGCGACCAGGCCTGCGAGGTAGGTTCGGTGCGCCGTCTGGACGTCCGACCTGCTGAGCCCGAGCTCTGTAGCCACCCGGACCAGCGTTTCCGCTTCGGCCGGCGTCACCCGGCGATCCTCGAGCGCGCGGTCCAGCAGGCTCATGTACTCGGCCGACTGCGCGTCCGGCGCATCGTCCGCCAGCATGCTCTCGACCAGCCGCGCCAGGTACGACCGCTCCTCGCGGGTCCGTTGAGCGGCCGCCTCCCGGGGAAGCGCGCGGCCGCTGGGTCGAAACGGCACCCAAGGCGCAGGGGGCAGTTCCGTGCACTTGCAGCCGAGGTCCTCGAGGCGCGTCATCCCTTGCTCGCGCGCCATGTCGAGGAAGAGCCGGGCGATCGCCGCCGTCGCGCGCGCGTCCGCGATGGCCACGTGCTCGTCCTCGTGCCGAACGCCGAGCTGGTAGCAGCACGTCCCGAGGTTCCGGGACGGCGCCTCCGGCAGCAGCTTGTACGCCAGGTGCAGGGTGCACAGGCCCGGGAGAGGAGGCATCTCGACGCCGAGCCGGCCGTATTCGGCGCGAAGGAACCCGACGTCGAAGCGCAGGTTGTGGCCGACCAGGATCGCGCCCTCCAGCCGCGAGCCCACGTCGCCGGCGATCTCCTCGAACACCGGCGCGTGTTGGATGTCGGCCGCCTTGATGCCGTGGATGTCCGTCCGGCCGACGTCGCGCTGGGCGTTCACGAGGGTCGTGTACTCGTCCTCGACCTCGCCGGCGGAATTGAGCCGCACGATGCCCACCTCGACGATGCGCTCGTGCCCGCCCGCGTAGATGCCAGTCGTTTCCAGGTCGACCACCGCCATGGGCGCGCCGCCGATTCGAAGGTCGTTCATGCCTTCCCCCTCGCCTGGAACAGCTCCCAGCAGTCCTGAAGCGCAGCTCGGCCCAACAGCACGATCCGCCAGTGGGTCTCCATCTCGGCATCGGTGAACCGGTGCGCTTTCTTCCCGCCGATGCGCTCGGCCGAGCGGAAGTAGGCGTCCCGCATGAACGCCGACTTGGTTCGCTGGAGGTCCGCCATCAACGCCTGCCGGCGCCCTTCGCCGATCACGTGAGCCACACCGCGGGTTCGGCAGTACTCGACGAAGCCCGGCGCCTCGAGGTCGTAGTCGAAGGCCGTCACCAGCTCCAGCAGCTCCGACGGACAGAGGCCGGCCCCGCGGCGGGTCCACGGCTTCGCGATCTCCCGACGTTTCACCTCGGCGGCCTCGCCCGTCTTACCCTCGGCGCGCTTCTCCGCCTCGAGCGCCCGGCAGCGTTCTTCTTCCTTCGCCTTGAAGTAGGCGTGGATCTGGTCCTCGATTCGGGGCACGCCTTCGGGGCCAAACGGCAACCGCGGCTGTTTCGGGCGAGCCTTCGTCGCTAGTCGGCGAGCCCCTTTCATGGTCACCATCCCGCCGGCTTGTGGAACTTGCCCTTGCTGTCCGTGAGCGTCGCCGGGAACTGCGCGGCGACCAGGTGCTTCTGCCGGATGCTCTTGCAGAACGTCGCGTGCTTCTGCAGCGCGTGGCCGTCCTTCTCCGACGGGTTCAGGACTCCGACGGCCTTGCCGGTCTCCTCGCGCACCAGCCGCACGGCGGTCAGCAGGTCCGAGTCGTTCGACACGACCACCCCGACGTCGTAGCGGCCCTGGAACGCATCCGCAAGCAGGTAGGCCGCGAGGTTGACGTCGGAGCCCTTCTCCTCCGTCCGGTCGACCCAGACGAACTGGACTGGAGTGACGCCGGTCAACGGCAGTTGATTGGATCGCGTGCGGAACTGGCCGAGGTGGATCGTCAGGCCTGGGATCGTGCGGAGCGCGCGGAAGAAGATCTGCTGGCGCTGTGGCTTTCCGGGGTCATCGCGCCGGCCCGCCACCGTCGCCGTGAAGTATCGGATGGCCTCGATGTCGTCGCCGGGTAGGAGCGCCCCGCAAAGAGCCCCGATGTCCAGCCACCGGTACGGTGTCCGGCGCAGGGCCCGGTAGTACAGGTTGAACCCGTCGACGTAGACCCGCACCCGCGCCATGTCAGACCCTGCCTGGCGTGCCGCCCTTGACAGGCACGCCTTCCGGACCTATCGTTATCTTCATCAACCCCCCCTGGTCTTTCGAGACCAGGTGCGAAGCCGGCTCGAAAGGGCCGGCTTCAGTGTTTTAGGGCTTGACGGCCGCCTTCTGCACCCTCCGTCACCGGCGCCCGATGTCCCGGTCCAGGCCCGGGACTCCTCACGGCAGGCGCATCGCGCTCTGGTACTCGCCGTGCTCGTCGAACACGAACAGGTACCGGTAGCCCGGAGCACACGACACCGTCCAGGTTCCCGGCGCGCCCATGATCATCCTCTCGATCTCGTCGCAGCGCTCGCCGGCCTTTCTCAGCATGCCGGAGACCATGAACTTCCGAGCGCCATCATCGAGGCGATGGTTCTCCCTCCAGACGCGGCGCCAGTCGCTCTTTTCCTGCTTCTTTGCGGTGGGCGCCGACGTCGCCGCCGGGGGCATGCTGATTCCCAGAAGGCCCATCAGGGGCCCCATCAGACACAGCAGCGCGGTCAGGCCGATCAGCCCGAGGCAGCCGACCGAGAGGTAGTAGAGGTCGCGAGACTTTCGGTCCTTGATGGACTGCTCTTGCTCTTTCGACCAGTACGGTGCCGGCCTGCCACAGCCCGGACAGGAGGGTGCGGCTTCGCTGACATCGTGACCGCAGTCGGGACACTTCACCAAGGCCATGCGAGCCCTCCTCGCCTCACGGCGTCTTCTCGTCCTCGCCTTCGTCCTGGATCACCCTCCGGACCCGGGCCTTGATCACCTCGTTCAGGTCGCCTTCTTCCGGGGTGACTTCTTCGCGCTGGGGGGTGTAGTCGGGGTTGTCGGACCAGAGCAGCAGGGCTTCGCCTGCCTGGAACACGCGCTTCACCACCGCGCCCTCGTGGGGGCGGACGACCACGTACAGGTCGCCCTGGGAGATCCGCTCGAACGGGCCGAGCTGGACCAGCAGGCGGGCCCCCGGTCGCAGCGTCGGCAGCATCGACTTGCCGCGGTTGCCTCGCGCGATCCGCACCAGGCGCACCCGCTCCAGCCCGCCCAGGCCCACCACGTCCCGCTCGAGGAACGGCAGCGGCTCGCCGCCGTCGTTCCAGGAGTCGTGCCACTCCGTGCCCGGGCCCGCGCCCACCTCCGCGTCCTCCCGCACCCAGCAGTAGTCCGCGAAGTCCTTCGGAACCACCGTCTCCCGCCACTCCGGGCCGTGGAAGAAGCGGGCGAGCCGCTCCGCGTCGTCCCGGCCGGGGATGTCCAGGCCCGAGATCAGGTTCAGGAGCTGGCGGACGCTGGGGCGCTGGATGCCGCGCTCGTAGCGGCCGAGCGGGCTGCCGTCGATCGGGTTCTTGAGGCGGGAGCCTAGCTCGTCCTGGCTGAGCCCAAGCTGCTCACGCCAAGCCCTAAGTAGTTCACCCTCAACAGCCTTCGGCACCACAAGCATGGTTGCATGGGGGCTTATCTGGCCCCAAGTGCCTAAAAGATCCCCAAGTGACTTGACAGAACCGGACGTGGGAACTAGATTAAACCTCGTGAACCACGTCCGGAGCCGAAGGGTCGAGCTGGGGATGAGCCGGGAAGCCCTCGCCGTCGCGGCGGGCCTCTCGTACGAGATGATCCGGCGCATCGAGACCGGGAAGAGCAAGACCCGGACCGACACGGCGCACCGCCTCGCCGCGGCCCTCGACACCACCCTGGCCGCCCTGTTCCCTCCCGAGACGCCCTCGACTTCCCCCGCCCCGGAGGCCACCGCGGACCTGGTGGCCCCCGGGAGCGCGGCCTGATCGGAGCTCTGCCATGAGTTCGATGAAGGACCTGAACGCCGCAATCGTGGAGGTGCTGGAGATGGCGGTGGAGGACGTGGGCGCCGACGGCGCCGCCTGCACGCCCGAGGCACTGCACGCCGCCCGCAGCTTCGTCGCGGCGAACCCGGACGAGACGGTGCGGGTGGAGCTCGTCCAGGCCGCCGGCCGCGGCCAGGCCTACTCGGAGCAGTACGCCCTCGTCCCCCTGCGCGACCTGACGGAGGCGGAGGTGCGCCGCTTCGCTGTGGACCTCGGCACGGGGGACACGGAGGACGACGTCCTGGCCGAGCTGCTCCGCGCCTTCCCCCTCCCCGCCGCGCCCCGCCCGGTCGCGGTCGCGTAGGCCATGTCCTACGGGCTGAGCATTCCCACCCGGAACCGGCTGCGCGAGGTCTTCAGGGCCGCCGCGAGCGACTGGACGCTCGACGAGAAGCCGGTTACGTGGTTCGCACTGCGGGCAGCCCGTGCGTTCTGCCTCGTCTACGGCAAGGACACGATCCGCCTCGACGGCAACGGCGATGTCGTGGTCAACCCCGACGCCCTTCCGGCGGCAGCACGGCGGCGTCTCCGCGCGCCCGATCGCCTGGAAATCCGCCGCTTCGCGGTCGCACTGAACGGCTCGCGTCCCAACGTCGGGGCCCCGATCGACTGGTACACGGCGGAGCTGGCTCGCGACCTGGCCGTCGCTGCGGCGGCCCTCGACCCCGTGAGCGACGCCCACGAGCTGTCCCAGGTGGGTGCGTAGGAGCGTCATGTCCACGGTGCTCAAGATGGCGTCTTCGGAGCCTCAGGCGGCAGGGCCGGACGAAACGTTCACGGCCCAGGTTCGGGACCGCCTGGCGGTCCGCAGCCCGAACTGGGACCGTCGCTACCCGCACGTGCTGGACCTGGAAGCGGCCGTGCTGGCGGACGCCCACGACGAGACGTCGGGGCACTCGTCGGCACTGAGCGGGGAGCAGAGCCCGCGGCACTTCCGGGACGTGCTGTTGGGCGAGCGGGAGCTCACGCTCCGCACCATCTGCCACCTGGCGATCACCCCCAACCCCGCCGGCCCGCGAGCCGTGCGACGGCTGATCCGGCGGCTCGAGGCGGCGATGGCGCGCCCGGTCCGGGCGTCGCTGGCGGAGTCGGCTGGAAGGCTGGCCTCCGAGATCGCCGATGTCTCGCGCGAAACGTTCCTGGCCCTCGAGGACGGCCGTTCGACGCTGCAGGAGCTCGCCTCGGTGGATCGGGAGCTCGCGGACGTCGAGCACGCGGCCGTCCAGATGCGCCAGGCCGTCGCGGCGGCGATGACGAAGGCGGAGTCGGAGCGATGAGGCCGATGGAGACTCCGGACGAGCTGGTGGCGAGGCTGCTCGACCAGCAGGCGGAGACGAGCCAGGCCCTGGCGCGGTTGCTGAGGGACCAGGCGGCCGCTCGACGCAAGGCTGAAGCCGAGGCGGAGGCCTTCCGTGCTGAAACGGCGAGGCACCCGCTGGCGGGAGAGCGGCTGCAGGCCAACATGCTCGACCTCGACGTCGCCTGCAGGTTGCTCGGCATCCGTGCAGCGACGCCCAGGGGCCAGCTTCGCGCGCTGAAGCGCGAGTGCGGTCTCAAGCACTGGCTGATCCGGCTCTCGTCGCGGCGGTACAAGGTGAACGCGAGTGGGCTCGAGGCCCACATCGCGGCTCTGCCTGCGGCGAAGCAACGCCGCCGGGCCCGGGCGCTGCGAGCGGCGGCGTGATGGCCATGAATACCCAGAGAGAGGCCCTGGGCGCCAGCGCGGACCGCGCGCTGGCGCCAGCCGTCGGGGCCGCGGGACGTACGGCCGGGACGGCGGTCTCGGTCGCCGGGGTGGAGTGCGGTCCGCTCCCCCTCGGACCTGTCGCGAGGGGGCAGCCCGAGACCCCGTAGCAGGGCTTGCAGGAGCAACCGAGACAACGGACGGGAGACGTGCGCGCGGGTGAGCGCTGGAGGTGTTTCGTGACGACGCAGAGGATCTGCCACGAATTCGTGGAGAGGTTCACGGGACAGGCGATCCCGGCCCCAGCGGGCTACGTCGTCGTGCTCCGGGCCGCGGACGGGCGCATCCACTGCGAGCCTGTCCTCACGTTGGGCGTGTTCGCCAGCGTGCCGGTCTTCCACAACGGTGTGACGCGCCCGCGTCCCGGCGGGCCCCGCACGTGCTTCTCCTGCGGCGAGACCGAGGACGAGCCTGTGAAGAAGCTGGTCGCGATGTGGCGAGGCACCCGCGCAGCGATCCTCGAGGACCCCACAACCCTCCCCTCTGACGTGGTCGTGCTGGGGATCTTCGGACCTGGCGAAGAGCTTCCCGCGGCGAGCCAGGAGGGCCGATGAAGTTCAGCCAGGCGCGCAACTACCGGGGCGACGCAAGCCCGTCGACCACGAAGGGCCCCGAGGCGATCGGGGAGCTGAGCTACCTGGGCCTGGGCGAGCTGGAGGCGCTGCAGGCGGGGGACCGGGTGCGCGTGAAGCGCTACGGGCTTCTGTTCCCTGGCGAGGTCGTCTCGCTGGGCCCGGTGCCGCCCGTGCGCGACGGCCGGCGCGTGGTGCGCGACCTGAAGAACCGGACGACGCCGGACCTGGGCGCGCGCCGAGTTCGCGTGCGGCTGCAGATGTCCGGCCGCGAGCGCGAGGTCGAGGTGAGGGCTCGCGACCTGATCCGCGCGGCGTCGGGGCGGGGACCGGCGGTGCGGCGATGAAGGCGCGCGCGCTGCCGGCTCGCCGCAACCGCCGCTCGACCCGCGGCCAGGGTCGCCACGTGCGGCGCCCACACCGGCCGAACAGCAGGATCGTGGACAGCAGCCTGAGCGACCCGCCACTGAAAAACTATGAGGCCCGCCACCAGCCGTCCGAATGCGGGGTCGGGGTGGATCACGGGGCGAAGCTCGCTCAGTCTCCTGTTTGCGCTCCTGACGAGTCCCTCTACCGCCTGGGCGACGGGTCGGACCTGCCGACCATCGACGTGCGGGCGGACCTGACCGAGGTAGCGTCGTGATCGCCGGCGCGGCGCCGCTGAACCCGCAGGCCCGGAAGCGGATCGAGCTGGCGGCGATCCGGTTCGAGCTGACCGAGGCGGGGCGAGCGGCCCTCGCAGAGTCGATGACGGCGAGCCAGTTGGCGCAGGACGCGTTGTGCCGGGCGCTCCCGGGCGAAGGCGCCGCCGCTCGAGTACTCGATGCGCACCTTCGCGCGCTGGCCGCTCAGGGCTTGCGCCCTCGCCCCTCCGCCGTCCACGGCGCACGCACGGCGCTGCGCCGGCTGCTCAAGGAACGCCAGAAGGAAGCCGCGCGCGTTCGACGCGCCCGATCCACCCATCCCACGACCCCGGAGGCCTGCCGATGAACGCTGTCCTCGACGTGCCCGACGTGCCCACCACCATCGCCGAGCCCAGTGCTCGGCCCCACCTGGCCGCCGACTCCACGGCGGTCGCTTCCGGTCCCGCCGATCCGCACATCCTCCACCTCCTCCGGGGATCGTGGGTGTCGCGGCTCGAGCGCCGCGGGGACCTGGTCGTCCTGACGACGTCGCGCGGGGGCGTGTACGCCCTCGACGTCCAGGCGATCGAGCTGGCGGCGATGGCCGCGGGGCTCCGGTTCCGCGCCGCCGCCGCGCCGCTCGAGCGCGTGCGATGAGCCAGCGCCGCGATGGCCGCGCCGGGCGACGCCGGTGGACGGCCGCCGAGGATGCTGTGGTGAGAGCGCGCTACGCCAGCGAGCCCACGCCGGAGATCGCCGCCACCCTGGGGCGCACCACGGGCGCCGTGTTCCAGCGCGCCGAGAAGCTCAACCTGCACAAGAGCCCCGAGTACCTCGCCGCTTTCTGGGCGGAGAGCGCCCGCCGCGTCGTGGTCGCCGGAGCGCGAACTCGGTTCCGGCCAGGCCTGGTCCCGGCGGACAAGGGCCTGCGCCGGCCCGGCTGGGCGCCTGGCCGCATGCGCGAGACCCAGTTCAAGCCCGGGCATCGCGGTGGCCGTGCGGCGGAGCGCTACCAGCCGATCGGCACGGAGCGCGTCAGCAAGGACGGCTACCTGCAACGGAAGGTCAACGACGACTTCCCCCTGCAGCGCCGCTGGCGGTTCGTCCACCTGCTCGTGTGGGAGGCGGCCCACGGGCCGCTGCCCCAGGGCCACGCCGTCGCCTTCCGCAACGGCGACAAGCGCGACATCCGCCTCGAGAACCTCGAGTGCATCACCCGCGCCGAGCTGATGCGGCGCAACACCGTCCACAACCTGCCGGCGCCGCTGGCCGGCGCGGTTCAGTTGCTCGGCGTGCTCCGCCGCCAGATCCGGCGGCGCGAGCGGAAGGAGAACGCGGCGTGAAGAAGAACCGGATCGAGGACCTGCGCGACCACCTGTTCGAGACGATCGAGGCGCTCCGGGACGAGGACAGCCCGATGGAGCTCGACCGGGCGCGCACCATCGCCGACGTTGCCCGCGTCATCGTCGACACGGCCAAGGCAGAGGTCGCCTTCGTGAACGCGACCGGGGCCACCACGTCGGGCTTCTTCCCGGGCCCCGAGGCGCCGCGCCAGCTCGCGCCGGCGGGGCGGAAGACCGCGTGAGCGCCCGGACGGGGGAGCGCCCGCCCGCGTTCCTGCGCGGGCGCCGGGCCGAGCGGCAACGGCTCGCGGAGGAGCGGCGGCTGCGCGTCCTGTTCGTCGCCGCCGTCCTGGCCCTCGGGAGTGGCTCCGCGCTCCTGGCCTACGCCGCGGCCAAGGCCGTGCTGGGGCTGCCACGATGAGGACGCTAGCCGGGTTCGCCCTGGGCCTCATCGTGGGAGTGGGTGTCGCGGAGCGGCTGAGCTCGGGCCTGGTCGAGGCCCAGCACGAGACCCTCGTCGCCTACCGCGCCGCGCTCGACCAGCGCGACGACGACCTCGAGGTGGCGATGGGCGCCGTGCTGCGTGCCGAGGCGCTGGTCGAGGCCTGCCGCACGCCGCTCGCCCCCGGCGCTATCGTCCCGTTCGAGCTCACGGCCTACTCGCTGGGCTGCGACGCGCCGGGCCCGGCCACCAAGGCGGGCACTACCCCCGTGGCTGGCCACACGGTGGCCGCGGACCCGCGCGTCCTGCCGCTGGGCTCCATCGTGCGCATCGCCGGCATCGGGGAGCGGCAGGTGCACGACGTCGGCGGCGCGGTCAAGGGCCGGGTCCTGGACGTCTACGTCGACGACTGTGAGCAGGCCCGGGAGTGGGGCCGCGAGGTCCGCCAGGTCGAGGTGCTGCACCTCGCGGGGTCCCGGTGAAGCGCGGAGGCCGCTGTGGGGCGTGCAAGGCGCCGGTGCTGCGCCTGTCGACGCGCGCCGGCGAGGTGCTCGACCTCGAGCCGACGCCGAACGAGCTGGGGACCGTGGCCATCGAGACGGCGTCGTCCGCTCCCGGCGCGGACGGGACGTGCGTGCAGACCCGGTTCGCCGTGCCGCTGGCCGCAGGCGTCGCGGCGCCCGCAGGCGCGCCGCGCCACATCCGCCACGCGGACCAGTGCCCCGCCGCAGCTCGCCGCGACTTCCGGGCCCGGATGAAGCCGTGTCCGGTCGCCAGGTGCGGCCGCTGGGTGCATCGGGATTTCGACCTCTGCACCCCGCACTGGAATCTGGTCACGCCCACGCTCAAGGTCGACATCGTCGACCTCCGCAACGAGATCAAGAGGGGGGAGACCGCGCTCCAGTACCGGCACCGCCGCGCGGTGCTGCTGGCGGCGGCGGAGGTGGCGGCCCAGGAGGCGACCGAGCAGAGCCCCCAGGCCGACCTCCTGCGCGGAGCGACCGCGTGATGGCCCCCACGACTGCGGCGCTCCCCGGCCGCGCGATCCTGCAGCGGCGCGCCGCGCCCGCTGGCGATCCAGCGCTGCTGGCGATCCAGCGCCGTGCCGCAGGCCTGCGCGCCGACCTTGAGCGCGCGACCCTCGCCAACCAACGCACCGTGGGCGAGGGCTTCGCGCCGATCTGCGTCGTCTGCTACGAAGGCCTGCCGTGTTACGACGAGATCGCGCTGCTCCCGCCGACGGAGCCCCGCCTCGACGCCCTGGCCGCGGCGCTCGGCGGAATCCCCGGCTGGGCCCGCCGCTTCGGGTCCCGCGGTCGCGACTCCGTCGCCATCGAGGACGTGGCGATCGTCTGCCTCGACTGCGCCGACCAGTTCGAGACCCTGCACGCCTACGGCCCCGACCTGTACCCCGCCCACACCTATCTCGATCCCGAGTGCCACCCCGACGAAGAGGACCTCTAATCCATGCGCCTCGCCCTGCTGCCCTCCGACCTGCTCCCGGCCGTTTCGGCCGTTGCCCGCATCGCCAAGAGCCAATCGATCCCGATCATCAACAGCGTGCTCCTGCGCGCGAAAAAGGGCTACGGCTTCGTCGAGGTCTGCGGGACCGACCTCGACCTGAGCCTCTGCCTCCGCGTCCCCGCCGACGTGCAGAAGGCCGGCGCCGTGGCGCTGCCGGCGAAGCTGCTGGCCACGCTGCTGCAGCGCCTGCCGCAGGGCGACGCCGTCACGCTCGAGCTCGGCGCCGGCCCTGACGGGTGGGTGACGCTCACCTCGCCGGAGACGAGCTACCGGCTGTGCGGCCTGCCGGCGGAGGACTTCCCGCTGCTGCCGTCGCCCGAGGGCGAGGCGACGACCCTCGAGGCGCCGGCCCTGGCCAAGCTGATCGCGCGGGTGCGGATGGCGATCACCGGCGCCGACAGCCGCTACTACCTCTCCGGCGCGCTGCTCGGCGTCGGGCCGGACGAGATCACGCTGTCGGCCACGGACGGGCACCGCATGTCCGTCACCCGCGCCGCGATCGCAGACCCGGACCTCCGCGTGCCGTCCCGCGAGCCGTTCCAGGTCATCGTCCAGCGGTCGGCCCTGGACGAACTGCCGGTGCTGCTCTCGGGCGCCAAGCTCGTCACCCTCCGCCGCACCGAGACGTACCTGTCCTGGCAGGCCGAGCAGGCCGACGGCTTCGACCACTTCCTGAGCGTGAAGACGGTCGAGGGGGTGTTCCCGAACTTCGAGCGCGCGCTCGACGCGGCGAAGACCTCGGGCTCGCCCTGGAAGGCCTCGCTCGGGCGGCTGGTCACGGGCATCAACCGGGTGAGGCCGGTGGCCTCGGGCAAGGCGTCCGGCGTCGAGTTCAACTTCGGGACCCGGCTCGAGCTCCGGGCCGAGAGCCCCGAGCTCAGAAGCGCCCGCGACGAGGTCCAGCTCTCCGAGGGCGTGGAGGGCGGGCCAATCAGCGCGGGGCTGAACGCGGCCTACGTGCTCGACTTCCTCTCCGCAGCCAAGGGCGAGGGCGTGGAGTGGGTCCGTGGCCGCCTCACCAGCCCCGAGCACGCCGTGCTGTTCGAGCCCGCCGACGACGAGGGGGCGACCTGGTCCTACGTGGTGATGCCCATGAGGATGCGGTGATGGACGCGCGCGACCGCGTCCTCGACGCGGCCCTCGACCTGTACGAGGCCGTCCTCGAGGTGCGGCGCCTCACCAGGGCGTTCCGCGCGGCTCCGGCGTGTTCGCAGGACCAGGCCCTACGCGCGTGGTGGGCCCGAGGGTCTGCTTCGACCTCGACGGCAAGGCCTGGCGCCACGGTGAGCCGCTCGACGGGTACTGCTCCGGTTGCACCACTGCCGCCATCGTCGCCCGCGAGCGCCACCAGGCCCGCGCCCGCGTCGCCCAGGTCAAGGTCCGCCTGGTGCGCGCCGCCCGGCGCCCTGAGCCGAACCCTCTGGGCCGCCCGGAGGGCATCATGAACGCCGCGACCACCACCTGCGGCACGTGCGGCGGCAGCGCCTGGCTGGGCGTCGCCCGCCCGTGCCCAGACTGCCAGGGCCACGAGTGCGAGTTCTGCGGCCGCCGGGCCGTGGTCGTGTGGCACCTGGGCGAAGACGGCCAGCTCACCGAGGCCGTCGCGCGCTGCTGGGAGCACCGTCACCTCCGCTTCGACGAGATCAAGACGCGGGAGCAGCTCCGCGCCGCCTGCGCCACGCTGTGCGAGGAGTGCGACGGGTCCCGGGCCACCTACCCGCGCGTCGCCCGCTTCCGCGGCGATGGGGTCGAGGCCGAGGGCTGGCACCACGTCTGCGAAGAAGAGGAATCCGAGGTCGCCGGCTGGGTCGTGCAGAGGTGCGAAGCGACCGCGCTTCGGGACCAAGTCGACCCGCACGGTGTCATCGAGGGTGAGCCTGGCACATGGATGGCCTGCCTGTGCCCCTGTCACGCTGGAAACGACGGCCCATGGATGATCGACGGCTGCTTCGAATGTGAGGACCGCGACGCCTACGACGTCGTCGAGGCGATCAGCGAGGTGCTCCCGGTCAAGGTGCCGGGTCGCTGCCCGGTCGGCGCCGCCATCCACGTGGCGACCGAGCGCGACGAGCTGCGCCGCGAGGTGGCGGCCCAGGCCGCCGAGCTTCAGAGGCTCCGCGAGCTGGCCCAGGAGCTCGACGGCCGGCGCCAGGAGGCGGAGGCCGAGGCCCGCCGCTTGCGCAGCGCGAGCGAGCGCCTGCAGGCCGCCGTGGCCCGCCTGCGCCGCCTGGTCGACACCGACGACACCGAAGAGGGGGAGTGATGGCGCGCGTCCGACTGCTCAAGCCGGAGTTCTTCACGGACGAGGACCTGGGCGCGCTGCCCTTCGGCGCCCGCCTGCTGTTCGAAGGCCTGTGGGTCCTGGCGGACCGCGACGGCCGCCTCGAGGACCGCCCGATGAAGATCCGGGCGGAGCTGTTCCCCTACGACGTCGACGCCGACGTGGAGCAGTGGCTCGCCATGCTCGCCCGGCCCCGGCAGTACGCGCCCGGAGCGTTCATCACCCGGTACGAGGTCGAGGGCAGGAAGTACATCCAGATCAACGCCTGGCGCCACCAGAACCCGCACCCCAAGGAGAAGCCGAGCACCATCCCACCCCCCGAGCCGGCCCATTCCACGGCAAGCCGTGAAATTCCGCGGCAAGCCGCGGAAAGCCACGGCGAGCCGCGAAATTACACGGCAAGCCGGGCGGCTTCCTCGGCTCCCTCGGATCCGGTACAGGCCGGCCGGCCGGCCGCCGTTCCGGCCCCGCGCGACCCCGTTCCGGCACCGGCGCCGACGGCCGAAGACCCCGAGCCCGCCGAGGGCACGCTGGCCAGGTCCGCGTTCGCCGCGAACCTGCTGCGGGACCAGTGCCTCGAGCTGCTCCAGCGCGGCGAGCGCGCCGCCGGCGAGCTGGGCGCGGCCTGGGACACCGCCGCGGAGCTGGTCGCCGCCAGCCGGACCGGCCGCCTGGGCAGGACCCTGTCCATCGCGGACCTGCAGCGCCGTGACCGCGGATCGCCGGACTGGCTCCAGGCCACAGCGGACCGGCTGCGCGACCGCGTCACGCCGCTCGAGGCCGCCGCCCGCGAGCGAGGCCTTCTGTTCGCCCCTTCGCCGCCGCTGCCAGCCCCCGACCCCGCCGCCGCGGACCTGTGGCACCGCATCCGCGAGCGCCTGCGGGCCGACGTGCCAGGCCGCCAGTGGCGCCTCTGGCTGGCGCCGACGGTCGGCGTGAGCGCGACCGACCGCCTCGTCGTCGCGGCACCGTCCGACGGCTGGCTGAGCCACGGACCGAGCTTCGACGCCCGCATCCTCGTGGCCGCCGCCGCCGAGGAGCATCCCGTCGTGGCCGTCGACTGGATCGTCGCCCCCGACCTGGTCGAAGCCGCTGCCGGCGCCGCGTGAAGTCCACCCGCAGGTCGGCGTCGCCAAGCCGCTGGGAGGCCGTGCTCGCCGCGCACCTGTATGCCATCGGCGTGCCGGCGCCGACCCGCGAACTGGTGTTCGCCCCACCGCGCCGCTGGCGCTTCGACTTCGCCTGGGAGGCCGCCCGGCTGGCCGTCGAGGTCGAAGGCGGCGTGTGGTCGCGCCGCGCCGGCGCCGGTGGCCGCCACAACCGTGGCGCCGGCTACCTCGCAGACCTGGCCAAGTACAACGCCGCCGCCCTCGCCGGTTGGACCCTGCTCCGCTATACCGATCGCGAGATCCGCGCGGGGGAGGCCGCCCGCGAGATCCGCCGCGTGCTGCTCGAGCGCGGCGTCGAGTGTCCTTGGCAGCCAGCGTGACTCCCCAGGAGCGGGACGACGCCGAGGAGGCGCTCGAGGCGCTCGCGCGCTGGGTCCTGACCGAGGGCCGCGAGCGCATCGCCCGCGGCGAGCGTGTGTGGCGCATCGAGGCCTGGATGGCGATGGGTGCCGACGGTCCACGCTGGGGCGGTGGGGTGCGCCGCCAGAGCGGGGAGTGGAGGGCGAGTCCAGATAACCCTTGACCGAGCGGAGCGGTCGCCGTAGCGTTCCGCTTGGCGGAGACGTAGTGCGCGCGGGCAAGCGGCCCGGTGACCCCCTCAGGGGTTGCCGGGCCTTTTTTGCGTTCTGGAGGCAGCGAGCGTGGCGAGGGCGGCACGGGGCGGGCGACAGCGCGGGGCAGCACACGCGCAGCGGCGTGGACGCCGCAAGGCCCACACCTCCGCGTCGTCCTCGGCGCGCTCGCGCCACAGCGGTACCGGGGCGGCGGTAGGCGACGGCCGATCGGGCACCGCTTCGGCGGTGCGGCCGGAGCTCGCGAGCGCGCCGCTCGACGTTCGCGTCGAGTTCGGAGCCGACGGTTTCCCGATCGGCGTCGCTCCAGCCCGCGCGCGCCGCTACATGTCCGGGGGGTGCGGATGAAGACGGAGCGCTATCGAGCACTGATCGACGCGGTCGCCAACCAGATCGGTCTCCCGCCCTGGACGTACCGGGGTCAGACCTTCACCCCGGGCGAGTGGCTCGAGGGGCAGATCCTCACGGAGTCCGGCGGCAACCCGGACGCGATGCGGTACGAGCCGCACCACGACACTCCGGAGCGCGCCGCGCGCGAGAGCGACGGCGACCAGCCCGGCCGGGACGACGGCCTGCTCGAGGACGACCGCTCCTACGGGCTGATGCAGGTCCTGGGCTCGAACATCCGCCGCCTCTGCGGCGTGCCGCCCGGGACGCCGATGCAGTTCAGCTTCGCGCTCCTGCCCCTCGCGAACCTCTCCCTCGGGCTTCGGGTGCTCTACCAGGAGCTGCGAGCGACGGACAACGACGTCGCGCGGGCCCTCGCGCGCTTCAACGGGGGCCCGACCGGCGATCGCCTCGACGCCGCCGGCCGGATGCGCCGGGCCGAGTACGTCGAGCTGGTGGCGCGCCACGCGGCGCGCGTGCAGAACGCCCGGCGCGTCGCCGCGGCGGGGAGGGTGGACCGATGACGCCTCGGCGACGCGCGGAGGAGGGGCTGTGAAGCAGGCCCACCGCGAGCAAGCCGAGGAGTTCGTTCGTGTGGAAAGGCGCCGCAGGCTCGCCGGCTTGGGCCGCAAGGCGGCGTCATCGCTGGTTCACCTCGCGGCCATCACGAGCGGCTTCCAGGCCGTGTCGGTAGCGGATGCGACCGAGGGCATCCGGTGGGCGCTGGTCGCGCTCCTGCTGCTGTTTATGGCGCTGACGGTGCGGAGGGATATCTGATGCGCAAGGTGAGGCCGTTCGCGCTGCTGGTGGCCGCGGCGTTGTCGCTGGGCTGCTCGGCCAGCGTGACCCTGTCGGGCCGGCTGCTCCAGGCGCCGGAGAAGGCCGCGGGCGACGAGGCGGCGCAGCTCGCGCTCGACCAGCGGCTGCTCGAGGTGATGGGTGGCGACACGGCGCGCGCCGAGGCTGCGCTGGTGGCGCTGGGCGTGGAGCCGCGAGAGGCAGGCCGGCGGGTGCTGGCCGCGCTCCAGGCGGCGCAGGCGGGGCGGACGCCCCGGGAGGAGGGCAAGTGACGCATCGCTCGACGTTCGCCGCCCTGGCGGCCATTCTGGCGCTCGCCGGGGCCGTCGCCGGGTGCACCATCGGTGACCAGGTCGGCCCGACTCAGGTCGTGACGATCTCCCAGCCGACCCCGAGCCCGACCCCGCTGCCGACCGCTAGCCCGTCGCCCGCGGCGAGCGCCATCCCGGCGGGGAGCTATGTCCGCGTCGGGATGTTCTCGTGCTCATGCCCCGGCTCAGGTGCGTGCTCGAACAACGGCGCCGCGACGCTCCAGGTGGGCTGCACGGCCGAGCTGACCGCGACCCCGAAGGCGCCGGACGGCAGCGACCTGCCCGCGTCCGTGCACGGCCCCAACGTCACCTGGTCGTTCGTCGGTCAGGGCTCGCTGGTGAGCTGCGCGCAGTGGGCGGGTGAGCCGTTCAATGTCTCGTGCCGGGCGCTGTCTGCGGGCGCCGCCGGGATCAGCGCCGCAGTCCCGGGGATGCAGCCCGGCTCCGTGACGCTCACGGTCATCCCCTGACGTGCTGAAGGAACTGCGCCTGCTGTGGCAGGCCCGCCGCCTCCAGAAGGCGGTCGAACGGGAGGTCAAGATGGGCTGGGATCCTCGAATCGCGATCATGAAGGCGCTGAAGGCCTTCGGTGCGCACGCCTTCAGCGTCTGCGCCGCAGCACTCCTGCTGTCCCTGGACGAGGCGCGCATCTCCGCCATCATCGGGGACGCCTTCCCGCCCCAGGTCGCCCTCGTGCTCGTGCCGCTGGTCATGGCCCTGGTGCGCTACCTGGGCAACGCGGCGAAGCACAAGCCGATCGCACCGCTCGTCATCGTCGCCCTTCTGCTCCCGGGCTCCGTGTCGGCCCAGGCTCCGGCCCCCGAGCCCGTGGCAAGCCCCACCCTGTCGGCCGGCGCGCTCGAGGTGGACCTGGCCGGGTGGACTCAGGCGATCGTGACGCGCGGCGAGAAACGCGAGATCGCCGGCGGCCGCGTTGTGGTCGACTACGCGCTCTCCGAGAAGCTGCGGGTGTTCTCGCGAATCGACATCACCGGCGCCCAGGACTTCGGCACGATCGAGGCCTTCGGCCAGTACCAGAGCTTCCGGGCCGTCGAGACCTTCGGCGGCCTCCGCTACCACGCGGCAGGAGTCGCCGTGGCGGCCGTGGGCGGGACGAGCTGGTCGATCGAAGGGCAGGACGGGCCGCTCGACCCGCGAATGGCGACCGCACTGCTGCTCGTGCGGGTGCCGCTGCCGGGCGGAGGCCACGCCTACGTGGGAGGCGGCCACCGCGGGCCCGTGGGCGGAGCCGCCCTCGTCGCGTCCATCACCTACCCGGCCGGCCCCACGCGGCTGATCGTCGACTACGACCTGCCCCTGACCACGTTGGACGGTTTGCCCAGGCCCGGCGTGCTCAAGACCGGCGTCGCGATCCCGATCCGCCGCTGGGTGATCCGGTAGCCGTGGAGGCTAGCGTGTCGTCGTCAGGCGCCCACCGCCTGTCGCCCGCGACCGTGCCCACCTGGGCCTGGCTGGCCGGCGTGCTGCTCACCGTGGTGATGGCCGGAATCGGCGCCTGGGCGACCAGCGTCGAGGCCCGCGCCCTCCGTCAGGCAATCCGCCTCGAGGAACAGCAGCAACTGATCCAGGCCCGAGTGGTCGCTGAGACCGAGCTGCGGGCCAAGCTGGAGCGCCTCTCGGAGAGCCAGGACCGCACCTTCCGCCTGCTCGTGAAAGTCGCGAAGCGCCAAGGCATCGAGGTCGCCGAGTAGCCTGTGCCCGCCGCTGCCCCCCGATCCTGCGCGAGCCCGGGCTGCCCCGGTCTCGTGTCCCGCGACCAGGGCAGCCACTGCGCGAACCACCAGCCCCCGACCGCTGCGCCGCGCAGCCTCGGCCGACCAGCCCGCGACGAGCGCGGCTCGGCGAGCTCCCGCGGCTACGGCGTGGCGTGGCGCCGGCTCCGCCTGACGATCCTCGCGGCCGAGCCTCTCTGCCGCGCCTGCGCCGCTCAGGGCCGCACCCGCGGCGCGACGGACGTCGACCACATCGTCCCGCTCGCTCGAGGCGGCACCAACGCGCGCGAGAACCTGCAGCCGCTCTGCCACGAGTGCCACGGCTCGAAGACGGCGACCGAGGATTCGACGTTCGCCGGCTGGCAGCGCCGCCGACACCCCCGGGGGGTGTCAGCCTCTGGGAGTGGGACCGGGGACCACCGCGGGGGAGCCTCGCGCGCGCGCGCGCAGGTTTCGGCCTACCCCCACCCCCGGGAGGGCGCCTGATGGGTCTCCGCGGCCCGAAGCCGAAGCCCGCGCACCTCAAGGCCCTGGCGGGGAACCCGGGGAAGCGGAAGGCGCGGCCGTCTGCCGGCGCGCTCTCCGAGCGGCCCGACGCACCGCCGGCGGCGCCGAAGTACCTGGGTGCGATCGCGCGGCAGTGGTGGGCCGTCACCGTGCCGGTGCTGCACCGCGAGGGGAAGCTGGCGACGCTCGCGCTGAAGACGCTCGAGATGGCCGCCGAGGCCTACGCCTCCTGGCGCACCTACGAGGCCGAGGCCAAAGCGATGGGCGCTGTCGCTGCCGTGCAGACGGGGATTCGCGCCGCGGCTGACCGCGCGAGCTCGCGCTACATCCAGGCGATGGCCCGGTTCGGTGGCGATCCGCAGTCGCACGGCTCGCTCAAGGGGCTACCCGCGGCGCCGGACGCGGACGACGTCGCGCGAGAGAAGCGCGAGGGGTTCTTCGGTGTCCCTGGCGGCCGCGAAGCGTAAGGCGGCGCCGCCGAAGCGCCGCGCCGCGCCGCCGCCTGGCCCGCCGTCACGTGGGTGGTGGGGTGACGGCCCGCCGACGTGGGAGCGCTGGCCCGGGGTGTCCGTCCAGCTCGACTTGGTGTGGCACGGGGAGCGGCGCCGGTGGGAGAGCGCAGACGGCGTCTTCTACTACGACCCCGCCGCGGCGGACCGCGTGGTCGACTTCTTCCGCACGTTCCTGGTGCACCACAAGGGCCGCTCGGCCGGGACCCTGTTCGAGCCGCTCGACTGGCAGCGCGACCTGATCCTGCGCCCGCTGTTCGGCATCAAGCGGGCCCGCGACGGCCGCCGCCGGTTCCGCAAGTGCTTCCTGGCGATCCCTCGCGGCAACGGCAAGTCGCAGCTCCTCTCCGCCATCTCGCTCTACGTCACGTTCGCCGACGGCGAGCCCGGCGCCGAGGGCTACGCCGCGGCGGCCGACCGCGAGCAGGCCCGGATCGTGTTCGGCGACGCGAAGACGATGGTCGAGGCCTCGCGCGACGAGCGCGGCCGCAACCCGTTCATGGACTACGGGCCCCGCCTCGAGGTGTTCCGCAACGCGATCATCTCGGAGCCGCTCAACGCGAGCCTCAAGGTCCTGTCCGCGGACGCGAAGACGAAGCACGGCCAGCGGCCGCACCTGATCGCGTTCGACGAGTTCCACGCCCAGCCGACCCGCGAGCTGTTCGAGACCCTCTCCCGCGGCCTGATCAAGCGCGACCAGCCGCTGCTGATGATCGCTACGACCGCTGGCGTGGACGAAGAGTCGATCTGCTGGGAGGAATGGGACTACGCCCGGCGGGTCGTGACCACGAACGGCGCGCACGACGAGACCTGCCTGCCTGCGCTGTTCGAGGCCAAGGCCGAAGACGACTGGATGGACCCGGAAGTCTGGCGTCGGGTCAACCCCTCGCTCGGCGTCACGATCGAGACCGAGGCCCTCGAGGTGGAGTTCCGCGCGGCGCGCCACGAGCCGCGGAAGCTGAACGACTGCCTCCGCTTCCACCTGAACCGCTGGGTGAACCAGGCCGTGGCCTGGCTGCCGCTCGACTGGTGGGACGCCTGCACGGAGCCGCCGCGCCACGACCCCGGCCTGGTCGTGGCGGCGGGTCTCGACCTGGCGCAGCGTGTCGACCTAGCCGCCTTCGTCGTGGCCGTCCGTCACCCGCTCGAGGAGGCGGTCGCCGCCGAGGTGGCCGAGGTGGCCGAGGACGGCACGGCCGCGACCAGCACCCTGGCTCTCAACTTCGCCATCAGCCTGTTTCCGTTCTTCTGGCTGCCCGAGGACACGCTGCGCGAGCGCGAGCGGACCGACCGCGTGCCGTACTCGCTTTGGGCCGAGCAGGGACTGCTCACGGTGACCGAGGGCCCGGTCATCGACTTCGACCGGATCAAGGACGACATCATCCAGCGGATCGCGCCTCGCTTCGGCCTGAAGGGTCGCCGGGTGGGCTTCGACCCAGCCTTCGCCAGCGACCTTGCCCCGCGCCTGCAGAACGCCGGCATGCAGATGGTCGAGGTCCTACAGAACTACAAGCACCTCAACACGCCGAGCCAGGCGCTCTACGCGCTGATCAAGGCCCGGCGCGTGCGGCACGGGTGCGCAGCCACTTCGCACCCGCTCAGGTGGTGCGCGGAGAACGTGGCCGTGCGCCAGGACGACGCGGGCCGCATCCGCCCCGTGAAGCCCCGCAAGAGCACGAAGCGAATCGACGGCATCGTCGCCGCGGTCATGGCGCTGGACCAGCTCCTGCGCGAGCCCGAGAGGAGGCGCAGCAAGTACGAGACCCAGGAGCCGCTGGTGCTCTCGTCCGGCGCCGGCGATCGCTCTCGACGCGACGTCATCGAAGAGGAGGACCCGTGGATTTCCTGAGGCGGGCGCAGGCCGCGGTCGCCGACGGCGCCGCCAGTCTGGCCGCGCTGGTGGTGGCCGCTCTCCCCGACGTCGTCGGGCTGTGCGGCCTGGCGCTGTGCGTCGTGGGCGTGGACCACAACTGGGGCCAGGGCTGGGCCCTGATCGCCGCCGGCGGCCCGCTGGTCGCTGCCTACGCCTGGCGCGAGGTCCGTTCCGTGATCCGCCCGAGGAGGGACTGATGGGACTGCTCGCGCGCTACCTGTCGGCCGGCTACCCGTCGCTCAGCTCGAGCGACCCGCGGGCCTGGACGCCGGGCAGCGTCATCCACATGGACGCGCTCTCCGGTTCGACCGAGGCGGCCCTGAAGGTCTCCGTCGTGTGGCGTGCCATCAACGTGCTGTCGGCCGCCGTCGCCATGCTCCCGATCAACATCTACCGCCAGCTCGAGGACGGCAAGGGCCGCGAGGTCGACAAGAGCAACCCCTGGCGCGCGCCGCTGCGCCTGCGGCCGAACCGCCTCCAGACGTCGTTCCGCTGGCGGATGCACCTGGTCGGCCAGGTCCTGCTCGCCGGCAACTACTACGCGGAGATCCGGCGCGAGCGCCAGCTCTGGCCGCTCGACGCCAGCCGCATGCGAGTGCTCGAGGTGCGGCCCGACGGCGGCTTGCGCTACGAGTACACCCAGCGGACGGGTCGCGCCGTTCCCCTCGAGCAGGAGCAGCTGCTCCACATCCGCGGCTTCTCGCGCGACGGCATCGTCGGCGTCGGCGTGCTCGACCTGATGCGCGACGCCGTGGCGCAGAAGACGATGGCACAGCGGGCCCGCACGGCCGCATTCCGCAACGGCCTCCGCCCCTCCGTCGTGATCAAGCACCCCGGCGAGCTCGGGGACAGCGGTCGCGACAACCTGGTCGCGGGCTTCAAGCGCGCCTACGGCGGGCCCGACAAGGCCGGCGAAACGATGGTGCTCGACGAGGGGATGACCATCGAGGAGTTCAGCCTCTCCGCCCGCGATGCCCAGTTCATCGAGGGCGAGCACTTCCTGGTGGAGGAGTTCCTCCGCTTCTGCGGCGGCGTGCCGGGCGTGCTGGTCGGCTACGCGGACAAGACCGCCACCTATGCAAGCGCCGAGGCGTTCTTCCAGGCCTTCGCCACCCACGTGGTGGCGCCGCTGACCAAGAACATCGAGCAGGAGCTGACAACGGCCCTGTTCCCGGACGAGGCCGGCGACGTCACGGTCGAGATGAGCCTCGAGGGCCTGCTCCGGGGCGACTCCGCGGCACGGGCCACGTTCTACCGGACCATGATCGAGCTGGGCATCTACACGCGGAACGAGGTCCGGGCGATGGAGAACCGGAACCCGCTGCCCGGCCTCGACGAGCCGCTGACCCCGCTGAACATGGACCGGGGCTCCCGGCCCGAGCCGGCGCCGCCCGCGCCGCGGCGGCCGGCAGCCCCGCCACCCGATGACTCGCGCGAGGACGACGACGAAGACGCCGCCTCGCGCGAGACTCGCCTGCGGGCCCTGGCGCGCAGCGCTGCGGCCTCCGTGGTCCGCCGGGAGGTCCTGGCGATCGCTGGAGACGCGCGCCGCAAGGGCGCGGCGCAGCGCTTCGCTGCCGACCCCGCCGGCTGGCAGGCATGGCTCGCGCGGTTCTACCGCGAGGAGCACCCGCCCCGTGTGGCCTCGGCGCTTCTGGTCGACGCTGCAGCCGCCGCCCGCTACTGCGAGGCCCAGCTCGCCGCCGTGCTGCAGGGCGGCGTCGCCGCGGTCACGGCCTGGGAAGAGACGCGCGTCCCGCTGCTCGAGCGGCTGGCGCTGGGAGAGGAGTCCGCGTGCTGAACCTGAACATCGTGTACCTGTCCGGCCGGCCCTGGGCCGTGACGCCGGAGATCGCCGCCCTCGGCGCCGAGCTGCTGGGCGCCGAGGGCACGGCTGCGCTCCGTCGCATCGCCGAGATCCACGCCGCGGTCGGCACGGCCGTGGCCGCCGCCGGCGACGGCCTGCGCCGCAGCGCCGGCCAGGTGGCCGTCCTGCCGATCGTGGGCCTGCTCACGCACCGGGGCGGGATGGTCGAGTCCGCCCGCACCACGTCGACCGCGGCCGTGGGTGAAGCTGTGTCAGCCCTGGCCGCGGACCCGGCAGTCGCCTCGATCGTGCTCGAGGTCGACAGCCCCGGGGGCGAGGTCGCCGGCACGATCGAGGCGGGCGACGTCATCCGCGCCGCGGCTCGCAGCAAGCCGATCGTCGCGATCGCGAACAGCTACGCCGGCTCGTCGGCCTACTGGCTCGCGTCCCAGGCGAGCGAGCTGTTCGTCACGCCCTCGGGCCAGGTCGGCGGCATCGGCGTGTTTTCGGCCCACGAGGACCAGTCGAAGGCGATCGAGGCCAAGGGCCGACGGGTGACGCTGATCTCGGCGGGGAAGTACAAGACCGAGGGCAACCCCTACGAGCCCCTGGGAGACGAAGCGCGCGCCGCGCGCCAGGCGACCGTCGACCACTACTACGGCCTGTTCGTGAAGGCCGTGGCGCGCGGCCGTGGCGTGGCGCCCGAGGCCGTGCGCGAGGGGTTCGGCCAGGGTCGCATGGTGGCGGCTCAGGCCGCCGTCGAGCAGGGCATGGCCGACCGCGTCGGGACGCTCGATGACGCCATCCGCCGGGCCGCCGCGCTCGCCGGTGAGCGTCGCCGCGGCATGTCGGCGCTCGCCTCGGCGGAGGTCGCCCGGGCGAAGCTGGCCCTCTGAACTTTCCGCTTGACGTAGCGAAACGCTCCGTCGAGCATGACGTCGAACCGTACCCCTCGCTTAGACGCCACGCGTCGGCGAGGACCCCCGGCATACAGTTAGCCTCCTTCGAGCGCGCTTGCCCCGGTGGGAATCCCGAACGTTTTTCGGGGAGCCCTGGGCAGCGCGCTTTCGCGCTTTCAGCGCCCCCGCCACGAAGGAGACGACGATGCGACTGAACGCGCTCATCCAGGCGCGCGACGCCGTCAAGGCCGAGTTCAAGGCCTGGCTCGACCAGGTGCTCGAGACCGCGCGCACGGAGAATCGGGGCCTCACCTCCGACGAGGAGGCCAAGCAGAAGGACTTCGAGGCCCGGCTGGCGAACGCCGAGGGCCTGGTGCGCGCCGAGCAGCGGCGCGTCGAGCTGGCCCAGGCGCCGGCGGCCACGGCCGCGACGCCCGTGCTGGACGCCGGCCCGATCAACGTGCAGGTGGGCGCGTCCAACCTGGCCAGCGACCCGCGCCGCGGGTTCCGCACGATGGGCGAGTTCGCGCGCGCCGTACACGGCCTCTGCCGGCCCGACCGCGCCATGGCGATCGACCAGCGCTTGGTCGACGGCGGGCTGCTGGCGGCGCCGACGAACCAGCACACCAGCTCCGGCGCCGAGGGCGCGGAGATCCCGCCCGAGTTCCGCCAGGGCGTCTGGAGCATGGTCTTCGAGGACCCGCTGATCCAGGCCATCAGCATCGAGCCCACCTCGAGCCCCGTCATCCAGCTCACCGCCGACGAGACCACGCCGTGGGGCGCGTCGGGCGTCCAGGCGAACTGGCGCTCGGAGGGCTCGCAGATGAGCCCCTCGAAGCTCGACACCGACCCGCGGCAGCTCCGCGTCAACGAGCTCTACGCCTTCGTCCTGGCGACGGAGGAGCTGCTCGAGGACGCACCGCGCCTCACCGACCGGCTGAACCGGAAGGTGCCCGAGGCCATCCGCTGGAAGATGGTCGAGGCCTTCATGTCCGGCAACGGCGTCGGCAAGCCCCTCGGTTGGGCGGCCGGCAACTACGCCGGCAAGGTGACGGTCTCCCGCGCGGGGGCGACCGCGATCGCCGCGGCGGACCCGCTGAAGATGGCGGCGCGGCTGAAGACGGAGGGCGGCGCCGATCGGTCGTTCTACGTCGGCCACCCGTCCACCATCCCGCAGCTCGCGACGATGGTGATCGGCCAGCAGCCGGTCTGGCAGCCGCCGAACGGCCTGCAGTCCGCTCCGGGCGGCACCCTCATCGGCCGGCCGCTCTACATCAGCGGCCACTGCTCCGTCCTCGGCACCGAGGGCGACCTGCAGCTCGTCAACCCCGCCGGCTACCTGGCGGTTCAGCGCGGCGCCGCGCGGAACGACTCCTCGATCCACCTCTACTTCGACTACGCCATCACCGCGTTCCGCACGATGGTCCGCGTCGGCGGCATGCCGCTGCTCAAGACCGCCGTGTCCCCGGCCAAGGGTTCCGAGACCCTGAGCCACGCCGTGATCCTGTCGTAAGGGCCACGGGAAGGAGAAGACGATGCTCGAAACCATCAAGGCCTCCGACCAGGTCGTGGTCGTGGGCCAGGTCTCGCCCAACGCCCAGGGCGCCGGCGATGCCTCGTCCGGCTGGATCAAGGCCTCGGACTACTGGCAGTTCCTCGCCATCGTCCAGGCCGGCGGCCTCGGCACCAACGCCACGCTCGACGCGAAGCTCGAGCAGGCGACCGACGGGTCCGGCACCGGCGCGAAGGACGTCACCGGCGCGGCCATCACCCAGCTCACCCAGGCGGGCACCGACTCGGACAAGCTGGCGCTGATCAATCTCGACCCGTCGAAGCTCGACGTCGCGAACGACTTCGACTACTTCCGCCTGACCCTCACCGTCGCCACCGCCACCTCCGAGGTCGCGGGCCTGGTCCTCGGGCTGCACGCCCGGTACGGCAACCAGGCGGCCCACATCGCGGCCGTCGATGAGGTCGTCACCCCGTAGCTCCCCAGGGCCCGCGCGCCGCTCGAGTGGCGCGCGGGCCCGTACCCGCTGGAGGCCACGTGCACGCGCAGTTGAGCCTGGTGACGCCGCCCGCCGCCGAGCCCGTCGAGCTCGCCGTGGCCAAGGCCCACCTGCGCGTGGACCACATGGCGGACGACGCCGACATCGAGCGCAAGGTGTCGGCCGCACGCCGCTGGGCGGAGAACTTCCTCGGCCGTGCCCTCATCACGCAGACCTGGCGGCTCACGCTCGACGCGTTCCCGTTCGACGGCTCGCCGATCGAGCTGCCCCTGCCGCCGCTGCAGAGCGTGACGCACGTCAAGTACCGGGCGACCGATGGCACGCTCACGACCTGGCCGTCGGCGAGCTACGTGGTCAACGCGCCGGCGGGCCCGACCGCCGGCCGCGGCCGGCTCTACCCGGCCTACGGCGAGTCGTACCCCACGCCCCAGGATTGCCCCTCGGCCGTCGAGATCGAGTTCGTCTGCGGCTACGGCGCCGAGCCGGAGCACATCCCGGCGGAGGTCGTGAGCGGTCTCCTGCTGCGCCTGGGCGACCTGTACGCCTATCGCGAGGACTCCATCACCGGGACCATCCACACGGACACCAAGGCGGCCCAGCGCCTGCTCTGGCCCATCCGCTCCCTAGGCTGGGTGGTCTCGTGATCGCCGCCGGCAAGCTCGACCGCCGCCTCGAGGTTCTCGTCCTCGAGGAACAGCGCGACCCGCTGTCGGGAGAGGCCCGCCTGGCCTGGGCGCTGCTCGCGACCGTGTGGGCCGAGGTGCTTCCCGGTCCGGGGGGCGAGCGGTACGGGGACCAGCAGCGTGTGGCGACCAACGCGACGCGGTTCCGCATCCGGTACCGCGACGACGTCACGCCGCTCAACCGGCTCCGGTACCGGGGCCGCGAGTACGACATCCACGGCGTGCAGGAGATCGGGCGACGCGAGGGCCTCGAGCTGCTCGCCGAAGCCCGGGCGGAGTAGCCATGCGTTTGCTCGTCACGAAGGGACCGCACGCAGGTCAGGAGCTGGACTTCGGCAGCGCCCAGGGCGCCGCGGCGCTGCGCGAAGGCTGGGCCCGACTGCCGGAGGAACCGGCCACTCCCAGCCTCGTCGAGTTCGGCGATGGCCAACTCACCGAGCTGCACGGGCTCGACCAGGTGATCCCCGTCTCTGGCTCGCCGAGCTTGACGGCCGCGGACCTCGCCGCGGCGATGCCGGCCGCCGCGTTGGAAGTGGCCGAGATCGGCGACCGGCTGAAGGACGCGGTCCAGGGCGCCGGCAAGGGCAGGAAGCGCGGCTGATGGCTCACGTCGAGCACGCGATCCGCGCGGCCCTGCTGGCGGCGCCGGCTGTCGTGGCGCTGGTGGGGGACCGTGTCGGTCCGCCTCCGCTGCCGCAGAAGCCGACGCTCCCTGCGATCACCTACCAGCTCATCTCGCGAGTGCGTTGGACGGGCCGGGCGCTGCCGCTGGGTCACGCGAGGCCCCGCATCCAAATCGACTCATGGGCGGTCGAGTACACCCAGGTCAAGGACCTGGCCGCCGCTGTGCAGGCAGCCCTGTGCCCGCCCGACGGGTTGTCCGGCACGTTCGCCGGCGTCGAGATCACGGTGATCACGCCTGGCGGAGAGCGCGACCTGTACGACCCCGCCACCTCACTGCGGCGCGTCAGCGCCGACTTCTTCGTTTCCCACAAGGAGAGTTGACCATGCCCCTCAAGGCCCGAGTCGTCACCTACATCGAGGCCCAGCACGACTCCGTGCTCGACCTCGAGACCGTCCGCAGCGACTACTCGAAGCGGAACGTGAACGAGTTCGCCGCGGGGACCGGCAACGGCCAGGTGGACCGGAAGTTCACCGACAAGCGGACGCTGGCCGCCAGCGCGAACGAGGACCTCGACCTGGCCGGGTCGCTGGTCGACGCCTTCGGCGCCGTGATCACGTTCGCGAAGGTCCGCGCGATCCGCATCAAGGCGGCGCCCGAGAACACCAACAACGTGGTCGTGAAGCCCGCCGCGGCGAACGGCTTCCTGGGTCCGTTCGGGGCGGCCGCCCACACCCTGACCCTGCCGCCGGGCGGCGAGGTCGTGCTCGTGGCGCCGGTCGCGGGCTGGCCCGTCACGGCCGGCACGGCGGACCTGCTGAACGTCGCGAACAGCGGCGCCGGCACCAGCGTCACCTACGAGGTCGAGATCCTCGGGGCCTCGGCCTAAGGACGGAGGAAGAACATGCCCGACGTCGCCTACAACGGTCACAAGGTCGTCCTGAAGCGGGGCACCAACGCGACCACCGACAAGCTCACCGACACCTACGAGACCGTGGGTTGGATCACCTCCGAGATCTCCGGCCCCGGGATGTCGAAGAACGTCCACACGCTCCGCCCCCACGGAACGGGCGCCGACTCGGACTGGATGCGCAAGCTGGCGGGCGGGCGCGATGCCGGGGCCATCGGCTTCACCCTGGGGTTCAAGGCCGACGACCCGATCCACCTGAAGCTGCTCGCCGACTACAACTCGATGGACTCGTTCCACTACCAGCTCGCGCCGCCGAAGGAGGGCCTGCCGGCCTTCTACGTCGACGGGATCGTCAAGACCTTCAACATGGGCAACCCCGAGGACGGCATCATCACCGCCCAGGTCGAGATCGACATCGACGGCAAGCCCGAGTTCGTCTGATGACGGCGAACAAGTTCCGCGGAGAGTACCCGCTCAAGGTCGGGGAGAAGACCTACACCCTGCGCTACGGCACGAACGCGCTGGTCTCGCTCTCCGAATCTCTGGGCTGCAAGACGATCCTGGAGATCGGCGATCGGCTCTCGCCGGACCGGATCAGCTTCCGCGACGTGCGGACGCTGCTGAAGGTGGCCCTCGAACGTCACCATCCCGAGATAACCGAGGCCGACGCCGGCGAGCTGATCGACGAGATGGGCGGCGTGATCATCGCCCTCGAGCTGATCCCCGCCGTTCTCGACGCCGCGTTCCCCGACAAGCAGCCCGGTGGGGAGGGTGGCGACCCAAACGGCCAGGGCGCGGCTGGGAGTGGGACCGCCTCCTGACGGAGGCGCTCAGCGCCGGGATGCCCGCCGCTGAGTTCTGGGACTCCACGCCGCGCGAGCTGGCCACGTTCCTCGCAGCAGCCTCCGCGCGCCAGGCGGATCAGTACCGCCTGGCGCGCTACCTCGCCTGGATGATCCTCTACTACGACCGCCTTCGGCAGCCCCCGCCGCTCGAGCGCGCTCTCGACCCGCCCGAGAGGTCCGCCGCGCGGCCGGCGGCGTCCTGGACCGACCAGTGGAACCAGCTCCGGGCGATCTACGTGCTCTGCACCGGCCAGATCCCGCAGGGAGCTTCCGCATGACCGCGTTCAAGTGGGAGGGCATGGACCAGCTCAAGGCGGCCCTGGCCCGCATCCCGAAGAAGCTGGCCAGGCAGAAGCTCGAGGAGGCGCTGCTGGAGGCGGCCGAGCCGATCCGCGCCGCCGCCGCGGCGAAGGCGCCGCGCAGCGCGGGTCGCGGTCACGGCGCAGGCGGCCGGCACCTCGCAGATTCGATCGTCGTCGCGCCCGTGAGGGTCAGGGAGGCCGGCGACAGCCCCACCGCGGTGAAGGTGGCGATCGGGCCCGCGGAGTCGGGCGAGCACTTCTACGCGGCCATGGTCGAGTTCGGGGCGTCGGATCGTCCCGGCCAGCCGTTCCTGCGGCCCGCGCTGGATGAAGGGCAGGCCGAGGCGTTCGCGGCTATCGGGCGCGTCTTCGCCGCGGCCGTGAAGGACGCGGTGTCGTGACGGGCTCGCGGAGGATCGCGTCGAGCTGGGGGTCGACGAACCCTCTGGACAGGCCGGGAATCTCCGGCAACTCGCCGATGGGGCGGGGACGAAGCCAGTCCCAGACGACATACCCCACGACACCCCCCATCGCGAGGATGGCGCCGACGAAGACGGCCAGTCCGGCGAGCAACTCCATCACCCACACGATGCGCCGTTCGCGAGGGGTTGTCAATGGCTGACGAGATCGTCGCCACCACCGTCAGCGCGCGGCTCGCGATCGACCCGGCCCTCGTCGAGAAGGGGGTGGCAGCGGCCACTGCCGCTATCCAGAAGTACTCGGACAACACCACCAAGGCGATGGAGGGGTGGAGCCGCTCGATCGGTCGGATGATGGCGTCGGCGGCGGGGCCCTCGGACGTCGTGGGCGCCAAGCTCGAAGTCATCTCGAAGAAGCTCAAGGAGCTGGGCGGCGAGGCGGCACTCACCGATCCGCAGGTCCAGAAACTCGGCCGCCAGATCGAGATGCTCGCCGCGGCGGGAGGCAAGGTTCCCGCCGAGCTCGAAGCGGTCACGAAGCGCCTGAAGGATCTCCGCGCCGCCGCAGCCACGGACAAGGCCGTCGCTCCGATCATCAGCCGCCTCTCTGGCGCCGACGCGCAGCGCCAGATGAACGACCTGGCCACCGCGATCACGCGGATGGGTGGGCAGGGCAAGGTCGCCGAGGCCCAAGTTGCGGGCCTCAAGGCTCAGGTCCGCGCCCTCGCGGCTGAAGGGGCGACCGTCCCGCCGGCCCTGAAGGGGATGGAGAACGGCGTCAGCAGGGCCATGCTGACGCTGGAGGCCTTCAGCCAGCGCGGCCTGGCTGGTGCCGCGCAGCAGCTCAGTGCGTTCCATCCGAAGCTGACCGCCTTTGTCGCGTCAGCGGCGCCGATCGGCGCGACGCTGGCGGCTGTGGCCGCACCCCTCGCGGGCGTCGGCGCGGCCATCGCCGGGCTCGGCATGAAGTTCGCCACCACGGGCGGCCAGGTCGCCGACCTGTCCGCACGGCTGGCCATGCCGGCCGAGGCGATTCAGGTGCTCTCCTTCGCGGCCGATCAGGCCGGAATCGACTTCGGTGCCGTAACCACGGCCGTTGAGAAGCTGCAGGCGGAGCTCGGTAAGTCGCCCGAGAAGTTCCGCTCGCTCGGACTGTCGGTTGACGAGCTGATGAAGCTCTCGCCGGACAAGCAGTTCGAGGCCGTGGCGGAAGCTATTCGGCAGATCGAGCACCCCACGCTCCAGGCGCAGGCCGCCATCTCGATCTTCGGCGAGAGTGGCGCCAAGCTGCTCCCGCTCATCCGGGCCGGAGTCGCTGGTCTCGCCGAAGAGGCCAAGCGGCTGGGCATCGTGCTCGGCGCTGACCAGGTCGCGGCGGCGGATCGCCTCGACGACGCACTCGCCGGGCTCAACAAGGCGTGGGATAGCTTGCTCGTGCGCTTCGGCGGCGTTATCGCCGGGTCGCCCAAGCTCGTCACGCTGATCGAGCGGATCGGCGGCGCCATCGGCAGCATCTCGACGGAGAAGCTCGAGAAGCTCCTCGCGACCCTCGCGGCCGTGTACGGCCTCCCCGGGATCGGCAAGATTCCGGGCGCGATCGTGGACGCTCAGGACAGCTTCCTGCTGCCAGGCCGGGACGACGCGGCCATGGAGGGGCGAAACGCCAACCTCCTGGCGGCGCACCGGAAGAAGCCGCCGAAGGGGGCTGCGCAGGTCCTCCAGGAGGCGGAAGCGAACGCGGCGGCCGAGCAGTGGCTGAAGAACCAGGAGAAGCTCGACGAGGCCTTGCGGGAGTCGGCGAAGAAGGCGGCCGAGGCGTTCAAGAACCTCCAGGCCTCGATGCTGGGGAGCGACCCCCAGGCCCTGAAGGGGATCGCCGACCTGCAGAAGATCCTCGCGAACCTTACCCCAGCGCAGGCGGCGAACAGCGAGGTCACGAAGCGAATCGCCGACGCATACGAGAAGTTCCGCAGCCAGGTCTCGCACGGCGCGCTGCCCGCTGCCCTCGAGGCGCTCCGTGCGTCCCTGCAGCCCACCATCACGGAGTTCGAGCGCTTCTACGAAAGCATCGGTCAGTCGTCCTCAGAGAAGTTCCGGACGAGCTTCTTGAGCAACCTGGAAGGGTTCTCAGAGGGCTTCCTGTCCAGCATTGGGTTTGACGCTGGGGCTGTCGCCCTGGCAGAGGAGTCCCTCGGCCAAGTGCTGGCCGCGGGGCTTCAGGCCCCGGACCGCGACCGCTCCGGCGACGCCGAGGCTCAAGTCAAGCTGGCCGAGACCCTGATCCGGAAGGGCAAGGAGCGCGGTGACACCGAGGAAGAGATCCGCGCCGCGCTCGCACGCCAGGGCCACGAGGCATCGACGATCAACGCGGCCTACTCGAACATCAACAAGCGGACGGCCGAGATCAACAAGGGGTCCGTCACCTGGTCCCGAACGCTCCAGAACATCGCTAACCAACTGACGGCGATGGGCCAGGCGGGGAGCACCCTCGGCAAGATCCTCGGTGGCGTCGGCGGGATCGGCTCGATGCTCGAGGAGGGTGGCGCGCTGCGCGGCCTACTCGGTAAGGACGGCAAGGGCTTCGACCTCGGCGGCCTGTTCAAGGGCGCGGATGGGAAGAAGTCGCTGGCCAGCGTGGCGCAGGGGATGTCCGGCGCTCTCGCCGCAGGTATGGCGGCCTTCGACATCGGCAAGACGATCGTCGCGATGTTCAAGAAGACCGAAGCCCAGAAAGCTGCCGCCGACGTCGGCCGCGACATGGGCGTGAAGATCTCCAAGGCCCTGGCCGAGAAGATCGGGGAGGACAGCAAGCGGCTCGGCGATCGCGTCGCGGCGAGCCTCAAGAACCTGAAAGGGATCATCGACGAGGCGGGCGGCATCGCCGGCTTCGGCTTCGACAAGGCGACGTCGAAGGCCCGGGACCTGTTCTCGATGATCCAGACGGGCAAGCTCTCCGTGAAGGAAGCGGGGGAGAGCTTCAACGCCGTCTTCGGCGACCTGGCAGAGCACCTCGAGAAGACGAAAGGCCTCGCATCCGAGCAGTTCCTCGAGCTGATGAGGCTCGACGGTCAGTTCGGGACTCAGAGCCAGGCGGTCAAGGACTACGTTGGTCGCCGCGTCGACGCTCTGCAGGGGAACCTCGACACGCTGCTGAAAGGCGGGGTCTCGACGCAGGCCGGTGCGACGGCCATTGGCGCGTCGCTGGCCGCAGCGTTCCACGAGGGCGGGTACGCTGCGATCGAGGACCTGAGGCCGCAGATTGAGGCCTTCGAGGCGCAACTCGCTGAGATGGGTCTCTCTGGCGGCGCGGCGTTCGAAGAGCTCCGCCGCCTGGCCGCTCTCACCGGCGACGAGGTCGCGGGCCCGCTGATCGAGAAGTTCAAGGCGGCCGTCGGCGCAATGACCGAACTCCACAACATGGGGCTCCTCAACCAGGAGACGTTCGCGGGCTTCGCGGCCGAGGCCGGCGCGGCGTACGAGAAGCTGCGCGAGGAGGGCCACGCCGGAGCCGACGCGATGCGCCTGCTGCAGCCCGACCTCCAGCGCATCTGGGAGCTGAAGCGGAAGAACAACTACCAGGTCGACGAGGCGACGGCGAAGCTGCTCGCGGAGGCGGAGGCGGCTGGTCTTGTCGGCGAGGCCCACATGTCTGCCGAGGAGCGCTCCGCTACGGCCATGGAGCGCGTGGCCGATACGCTCGACAAGCTCGCAGAGAAGTGGGGAATCGTCACCCAGCGCGTGGGCGAGTTCAGCGACGCCGTCGGCGGCATCCCCAACCCGGGTGGCGGCCCTCCGTCGTGGACTCCCGGAGGCGGCGGGACCTGGACGCCGCCGCCCGCGCCGAGCTACCCCGGCTTCGCCTCGGGCGGCGCCGCCGACTTCGGCAGCGAATCCGTGGCGCTGCTGCACGGCCGAGAGGCCGTCATCCCGGCCGACCGCTCGAGCAGCATCGCGCGCGACGTCGCCGCGCAGATCACCGCCCTTATGGATACGGGCCTCGGGCGCGAGATCCGAGGCCTGCGTGACGACATGCGCGCGCAGCAGCAGCTCCTGCCGCGCGCGATCCGCGACGCGATTCTGTTGGGCGGAGCCTAGGAGGGGCAGTGGGCTGGCAGAGCATGAACCACGTCGTCGAGGGGCTCGGCCGACGGCAGGTGTTCCGGGGCCACAAGCTGTCGGCCACGGCTGAGGGCGCCGGCACCTATCACTCCCTGTGGCGCGTGGCAGGCCAGCCGAACGCCGGCGCGCTGCCGGCCCTGGCGAGCGCGGGCGGCGAGATCGTCTCGCGAGCGACCCTCGGCGCGATCCCGCTCGTCGCACCCACCAGCGGGCGAAAGCTGAAGCTGGTGAGGCTGCTCGTCCAGGCTGGGACCGTCGGCGCCTTCACGCTCGTCGACCGCGTGTGGCAGTGCTCGGGCTTGGTCCTCAACACGAACACCGAACAGCCGGTAACTGCGCCGCCCGCCCTGACCCGGCACGCCGACGGCAAGGGCCTTGAGCTCTGGGGCGAGGTCTACACCGCCGGCGGCGCGACGGGGGCGACCTACTCGGTCAAGTACACGAACCAGGACGGCGTCGAGGACCGGGTAGCCACCTACGTGCAGCCCGCGAACGCGCTCAGTGTCGGGCAGATGGTGCGCTTCGACCTACAGGGAGACGACTACGGTGTCCGGGCCGTCGAGTCGCTGACGCTTTCCGTCTCGACCGGAACCGCGGGGGACTTCGGACTCACGATCCTGCGTCCGATCATCACGATCGGGGCGCCGACGGCGAACCTCCCGTTCGCCGAGGGCCTGTTCGCGCTGAACCTCCCCGACGTCGAGGACCAGGCGTGCCTCGCCTGGCAGGTGCTCTGTTCCACTACGAACACCGGCCTGATGCACTTCTGGGTCGCCCTGGCCGAGAACTGATGGCCTGGACTGCTCAGAGCGATCTCCTCGCGGCAAGCCGGCGACCGCAGCGCCGACGGCTCCACAAGCCCTCGGCCTCCGCAGAGGGCGCCGGCACCTACCACTCCCTGTGGCGAGTCGCTGGTGAACCCGGGGCCGGGGCCGTGCCGGCTGCGTTCGGTGCGGGCGGGGAGATCCCGATCCGGACCACGCCCGGGGCCCTCGCGCTGCTCAATCCCGCTGGCGGCCGCGTGCAGCGAGTCCTCCGGTGGCGAGGGCACAAGACGTCGACGGGTGTGCTGATCGTCTACGACCGGCTCTGGGCGTGCAGCGGGTTCAGCCTCAACGTGACGCCGCCGCAGGCCGTCGTCGGCGCGCCGGCCCTGACGCGGCCGGATGCCCTCGGCGCCGGCGCCGAGCTGTGGGGTGAGGTCTACACCGCCGGCGCCGCCGCCCCCGCGACTCTCACTGCCTCCTACACCGCTCCGGACGGCACGCCGGGGCGCGCCGCCACCTACGCGCACCCGGCGAACGCCCTGAGCGTTGGCCAGATGGTGCGCTTCGACCTCGAGGGGCTCGACTGGGGCCTGCGGTCCGTGGAGTCGCTGACGCTCGACGCCGGTACGGGGACCGCTGGGGACTTCGGTCTCACGATCCTCCGGCCCCTCGCCGCGATTCCGTTCCCCGTGGCGAGCAGCCCAGGGGGGTTCGGGGCGCTCGACCTCGAGCTGGCGGAGTTCCCCTCTGGCGCCTGTCTCGCGCTGCAGATGCTCTGCACGGCGACGAACTCGGGCATCGTGCTCGGCGAGATCGAGGTTGGAGACGCCTGATGCCGACGGTCGGCCAGGTTGCGCAGGGGTACAACGACGCGGGCCTCGACGCCTGGATGGACGGGACCGCGCTGGCCGCTCTCGGCGAGTGGGACCAGGCGGGCGACGGCGAGGAGCAGGCCTTCCCGGCAAAGAGCCTGCTCGAGCGGTTCTACTTCGAGGACATCGAGACCGTGCGGCACCAGGTCGAGGTCGAGCTGCACGGGGCGGGCTCGGGCTGGACGGACCTAACTCCCGACGTCAGGCTGGAAGCCAGCGGTCTGGGCACGGGCTACGGCATTCGGGGCGCCGGCCCGCTCGATCGCGTGGCGGAGACCGGCACGCTCCGTTTCCACGTCGACAACTCGGAGCGGAACTCCGCCAAGACCCTAGGCTACTACTCGCCGGAGAAGGCGTCGCGCCGTCCTGGCTGGGGCTTCCATATCGGCGTTCGGTACTCGGTTACCTGGGACGGCACGACCTACACCCGGCACCTGGGCCAGCTCTCCGACATGCGCGTGGCCTCCGACCCTTACGGGCCGCGCGACGTCGCCTGCGTGTCGAGCGACTGGTTCGAGACCGCAGCGAAGTGGCGGATCACGGGCGTCGGCACGCTGACGAACGTGCGAGCTGACCAGGCCTTGGCGGCCCTTATCGCGGCCGCTCCGAAGCGGCCTCGCAAGGTGGTGGCAGGGCAGGGCTCCGAGGTTTATGCCTACGCCTTCGACACCGCCCGCGGGGAGAGCGCCCTGCGAGAAGGGCAGCGGCTCACGCAGTCCGAGTTCGGCATGCTCTTCATGCGCGGGTCGACCGACGGGGGTGGCGTGCTCGTCTTCGAGCCCCGGGGAGTGCGGCGCACGGCGGTGGCGGAGTTCGAGCTGTCGGACTACGTCGACTTCGACGCGGATCAAGGTCTCGCGAGCGTGCGGAACCGGGTGAAGGTGGGCGTCTTTCCGCGCCAGATCGACGACCCGAGCCCAGTCGTCCTGTTCACGCTCCAGTCGACGCCGACGCTGGCGCCGGGTGAGTCGCTGCAGCTCGAGTGCGTCTACGTGGACCCCGCGCAGAAGGCGGCCCGGGTGGGCGGGACCGGCATGGTGCCGCCGGACGAGACGACCGACTACACCGCGAACGCCCTGCCCGATGGCACCGGTGCGGACCGAACGGCCGACCTCGAGGTGGTCGTCGAGTTCTTCTCCGACCGAGGGAAGGCCACCCTGACCAACACTCACGCCAGCTCGATCACGATCACCCACTTTCAGGTGCGCGGCTTCGGCCTCTACACGTACGAGCCTGTGGTGGTGGAAGCCTTCGACCAGGACTCGATCGACACCTACGGCGAGCAGGAACTCGCCTTCGACATGCCGTACCAGGCGAATCCGCTGCTGGCCAAGGCCGTGGCAGATGCCGTCCTGCTGGCGTGGAAGGAGCCGGTGGCGACCGCGGCTCGGGTCAGGTTCTGTGCCGATCGCCGGTACAGCGCCGACCTGCTCCGCGCGGCGCTCGAGCTCGACATCTCGAGCTGCGTCGTTGTGCGCGACGAGGTGCGAGGCCTCGACCGGGCCTGGTGGATCAACGGCGTCGAGTTCGACCTCGACTCGGACGGGATCTTCTGGTGCACCTGGCACCTCGGCCGCGCCGAGACGACCCGCTACTGGGTCCTCGACGCGACCGCGCCCGGCGAGTTCACCCTCGGCGTCGACACGCTGCCCGCACCGTTCTAGGAGACCTCCATGGCCGTTTACGAAGACCCGCCGACGTTCGCCGTTGCCACCGTCACGGTGCCGCAGCTCAATCGCCTGAGTGAGGACATCCGCTACTTGAAGGAGCAAAGCGATCTCGCCACCCGGACGTTGCGAGTGGACGTGTCGCCGGGCGTCGGGACGGTCGGAACTGGCGAAGACCCTTTGATGTCGTACCAGGTCCCGGGTGGCGTCCTAGGGGTGACCGGGGACACCCTGGAGATCGTCGCCGCCGGGGCCTTCGCAGCCAACGCCAACAACAAGCGCCTGTACCTGTATTGGGGCGCGACCTCCATCACGCTCCTGAACGATTCACCGAGTGGCCTGAACTGGAGCGTCGCGGCGTACGTGTCCAGGCTCGCAACGGGTGGGCAGCGCGTAGTGGCGACCTTGCAGGTCGGAACGGGCGCCCTGTTCAAAGTGACGCTGAACTCCTGCTCGGAAGACCTGGCTATGCCCGTCGACGTGAAGTTCGCCGGCTTGGGCACCGTCGACGACGACGTCACTCAAGCTCTTCTGGTGGTCCGACTGGTACCGAGTGCATGAGGACCCCGAGGGAGCTTCTGGCGCACCTCATGGCCACGGGGGCGTGGACCCGTGAGGGGATTTCGTTTCCCGCAGACCTTGACGTCGCGGCCCTGCGCAATGAGATTCGCGAGGTCCTCTCTCGGGACCCCGAACGCCCCGAGCGCCAGGTCCTGAGCGAGGAGGAGGAGGCCGTCGGTCGCGCCGTGACGCCCCTGGTGCAGGCCGCCCGCAGGCGGAAGGTCGGATAG